GGGGTCGATGCCACCCTTCGCCACGTCCAGGCCCTCCACGCGGATGGGGGAGCCCGGCAGCTCGTAGACCGTCGCGGCCTCCTTCGCGCCGACGATCACGCGCTTGGCAGCGAGACCGGCGTGAGGGACGAAACGGAAGCTCGCGAGCTGGCCCTCCTCCAGGCCCATCGACTGGTTCAGGAACTCCAGCGTCTGGTCCTTCTTGGTGAGGAGGAGGTCACGGTAGATCGCCGTGGACACGAGCGCGAAGCTCGGGGTGTAGCCCGCGGTGATGACCGCCAGCGCGCCGTCCACGAGAGCGGCGGCACCGGCAGCGACACCGGTGGGGACGGTGCCGGGAGCGACGACGGTCGCGCCGATGCCGTTGGCGCTGTTGGGCGCGGCGATGATGCGGTTGAAGACCTTCGCGTCGGCCTGCTTGGCGTAGCTCTCGGTCATCGCGCGGAAGTAGCCCGACCAGAAGGACTCATTGCCGAAGTCGCGGAGGGCGCGGTCGATGTCGTGCGCACCGGCCAGGCGCTCGGCGGTCACGGCGGTCTGACCGAAGCTGACCGCGTTGGACGGAACCTCGGTCTTGTCACCGGCCCACGTTGCGACCTCGGGCGTGTTGATCCAGCGCCAGCCCTCGACCTTCAGCGCGGTCAGGTTCTCGTGACCGAAGAGGGGCAGGACGCGCTGCTGGTAGAGCTTGCGTCCCCAGATCTCTCCGACGAACTGCGACTGGACGGTCGCGGCGGTGCCGGTCGCGGTGATGTCGGCCAGCGCGAACAGGCCGGTACGGTCGGCGTCCACGTCCGCGTAGGGCGCGAGGCCGCTGCGGTCCTGGGTGCGACCGTGCTGCGCGAGCGCGGCGAACAGGCCGTTCGCGTCGTGGTTGGGGGTCTCGGCCTCGGGGGTCACTGCCCCGTCGGGAACGATCGAGGTCGTCATGGCGAACTCTCCTTCTGTGGGTTCCTCGGCCGGGGCGGCTTCGGGGGTGTAGACGGCCTGACCCTCGGGGGTGATGACCGTGATGTCGTCGGGCAAGCTCTCGGCGGTGATCTCGACGTGAGCGGGCGTACGGTCGCCAGGCTCGGGCGGGTCGAACTCCTGCACGTCGCCGATCGCGAAGAGGCCCGCGGAGGCGAAGGCCCCGGCCTCGACCAGCGCGGAGCCGGTCAGGGTCGCGGTGGCGTGGCCGTCCGGGTGGCGCACGATGTCGCGAAGCTCGGGGGAGAGGCGCACCAGCGAGCCGTGGTCAGCGAGCCAGGCGTCACCCTCTTCGGTCTCCGCGATCCGGTACTCCGCGAACAGGCCCTTCGGGTGCGCGGGATCGAAGCGGGCGCCGCGACCGATCGGGTCGTAGCGGTCGTGGTTCCGGTTGAGCACGACGACGGAGTGATCCCGAGGGACGCGGATGTCTTCGGGGCGGAACGTCAGCGGGGCGTTGCCGGTCTGGGACACGGCGCTGGCCTCGCCCCACGGCACGATGATGCCGCGCACGGTGCGGGTGTCCTGATCGACTGCGAACAGTCCGAACTCCAGGTCATCGGTCACGACGCCACCTCCGGGGTCGGCTCGGGCTCGGCACCGGCGATGAGGGTGGAGCCGTAGGGCTGGTTCTTCGTGAGGTCGCCGCGGTTGAAGCGGATGACCTGGCCATGCGGGGTGATGTCGTCCATCGACAGGCGGGCCTCGATCGGGGCCAGCCAGTATTCGAGCCAGCTCGCGAGCTGCGAGAACTCGCCCTGTGCGGTCTGGTAGGTCAGCGAGGCGGTCGCCGTCGAGCCGTCCAGCACCGAGGCCGGGAGGTTCAGCAGGTTCGCCACGTCCAGGCGGACGTTGTTGCGGCCCTCGGTGAAGAGGTCCGCCACGGTCTCGCCGTAGACCTCCATGTTCAGGTTGTGCGGCAGGAAGCCGACCGCGCCGTCAGCCGACCGGCGCGCGGCACTCCAGGCGTCCACGTACGTCTTCGCCTGCTCGGGGGTCACCCGGGTGCCACCGTCGCTGACCTCGTGAAGGACGGTCATCGGGACGGGGTTTCGCACGCGGCCCACCCATGCCTCTTCCATCGCGCGGGCGCCGCGGATGACCTCAGTCCCGGTGGCCAGGAGACCTTCGTCAGGACCGGCGAAGAGGATCACCGAGGCGGCGTCCTCGACCGGCTTGTCATCCACGCGGATGCCGACGCCTGCGTTCTGGTCGAAGCTCCAGCGCGAGAGGGGCACGCGCACCGCGTCGAGGATCGTCCCGGCCGCGGAGCGCTGGAGCGCCCAGAGGGACCAGCCGCTGAAGATCAGGTCATCGACGGTGTTGGCCATGCGGTGCCACGTCGAGCTGACCATCTTGGTGGACGCGAGCCACGCGGGCTGTCGATCCGTGGGGGTGAAGGTGTCGCCGTCGAAGCGGCCCGACACGAGCGGTAGGTCAGAGATCGACCCGACGATGATCGCGCGGCCGCGCTTGATGGGGGCCACGCGCATGGCAGCGCCGCGGTCCACGATGTCGCTGGAGGCGCTGAAAATCTCGCTGAAGGCGACGCGGGCCAGGTGGCTGTTGTCGGCCCAGGGGCTCAGGAGGTCAGTGCCGATCGCGCGACCGCTGGCGACGGCGAGGGGACCCCCACCGCCACCAGGGCCGAACAACAGATCCGAGAACCATCCCACTTTGACGCGTCCTCCCGACGTGGTCGGGGGAATCGTACAACGTAGGGGCGGTGTAGGTGTAGCTATCCTACAAAGGGCCTCGAGCGGCGGCGCGGGTCAGGACGCCATGATCGGCTCGATGAAAGCGACGGCCGGGGTGTCGTCGTAGTACCGAAGCGCGAGCGCCCATGCCTCCAGCGGGGAGATGTCCGCCTGGTCCTTCTTCGGCGGTCGGCCCAGCGCCCAGGCGTTCGGGCCGGTCGTGCGCCGCACCGCGTCGGCAGCGGCGTCGTCCATCATCGGCTGCGCGTACTGCACGGCGTGCCCGCGGTTCACGTCCTTCACGAGGAGGGCGGCGGCGCTGGTCACGTCCTCGTACCGCTGGGGCGCGAGCCGGGGGCTCGGGTTCATCCGCTGCATCGTCTCGACCTCGACGCGCATGTCCGAAGACTTCACGTCGTAGACCACGGCCACCTCGTGACGGCGCGCGGTCGAGGCGACGGCCTCCGCCAGCCACGTGGTCCCCGCCCGATGGTCGAGGACGTAGCCGTGGGCCTTCCCGTCCGCGTCCCGCCAGGCGGCGACGACGGAGGCAGAGCGGCCGGTGAAAGACGGCATGACGCCCAGCGCGAAGTGCTCGGGCACCTCGGGGAGGATGTCGAGCCGGATCGCCTCCCACGCCTGCGCGTCGATCGCACCCTGACCCTCGCCCGCGTTGCCGAAGAGGCCCCCGTACTCGACGGCGTAGCGCTCCTTCAGCGCCACGAAGCGCTTCGCCACCTTCTCGATGGTCGTCAGCCCCGAGGCGATGCCCGGATGCATCGCCAGCGTCAGCTCCCGCACCCGCCCGTACGGCGCCTCCGGGGTCGGCTCCCACGCGGCCAGCTCGTCGGCAGTCACGTCCTCCGGGAAGGCGTACCGCACGACGCCGTTGCCCGCGTCCTCCAGCGCCTCGAAGAGGAGCTGGCCCTTTCGGAACGTGCCCGCGGTGCCGGTCACCACGAGCTGCGCGTCCGGGCGGGTGTCGAACGTGCTGTAGATCGCGGCGCGAAGGTCCACGGCCTGCTCCGGGGATGCCTCGCCACCCTCATCGAGCCACACGAGATCGTAGGACGACGCTCGGAAGCTCGACCCCTTCGGGCTCTTCGCGGAGAAGCGCGAGCCGTTGGGGAACCGGACGTGCTGCGACCCCTTGCCCCGGTAGCTCTTGAATGGGCGCGTGTCCTCGTCGGGCCAGATCAGCTCCAGCTCGTCGATGACCGTCGTCTCGAAGATCTCGAAGGTCTTCGTGGCCTGCGTCGTGATGGTCACCGCGGCGTTGTATCGCGCCCGAAGCGAGCACCGCCCGAGGGCGATGATCGTCAGCGTCTTGGTCTTGCCCGCCTGCCGGGGGATCAGCACGCCGTTGGTCTCCATACCCGCCGCCAGCATGTCGTTGATCAGGAGCTGGTGCGGCTTCGGACTCAATACCCCGAGGAGTCGGCACCCTTCGAGGAACTCCGCCCGGGACTGCGGAGTCGTGACGAGATCCGACACGTTCAGGGGTGTCAGGGCGCGCGTGCGCCACTCCACCCAGGTGGTTTCATCGTGGAGCTGGTCGAGCGTCGGGGGTGTCATGAGGGGTCCTCAGGGTCGGAGAGGGTTCGCTTCTGGAGGCCGAAGGCGGGTTGTGACGACGTCTCAAAGAACCTCGGTCGAGTCGGTCCCTTCGTCGGTGTCGTCGGTCTTGTCGTCGTCCGATCCCTCGGGCTCAGCAGGCAGGCCCGCGACGAGCTGGTTGCGCTCCGCGGTCAGCTTGGCCAGCTCGGTCTCTGCATCGGAGAGCTTGGAGTACAGGGCATCCACGTTGGTCTGTGCGATCTGGATGCGCGGCTCCAGGTCAGCGACGGCGGTGCGGATGAGGGCTTCGATTGCGGTGTTCATGGTGTTCTCCTTCGGTGTTGTTTTGCGGTAAGCCACATGACGGCAGAGATCGCGGGCACACTGACTGCATGGACCCGAACATTGCTGACCACGTGTGTGTGGAGTGCGGAAGCACCCCGATCTTCGAGCGAGTGGACGACACCCGGCTGGGGAGCCGCCTCGCGTCGTACCACCACCGCCCGGTGCGCTGCTCGAACCCACAGTGCGAGAACTACCGGGGCGGTCGCCTCGGCGGGTTCACGGTCCACGTGAGCGAATGGCGTAACCGGCAGCAGTAACACCGGTCACCATCCACTCTCGGGCCCGGGCAGCTTGGTGTTCGTGCGGGTGCGCGCGAGCTGCTTAGCTCGGCCCATCCGTGCGCCCTGACTGCGGTTGCACGAGCGGTGAGCGGGACCCACCACGTCGATCGACAGCGGCATCCACGGGTTGCGGTGGGCCTCCAGGCCCGGGAGGTGCGCCACGTCCCACAGGTCGCCCGGTTGCACGGCGCCGGGACACCCGGGCTTCGGGTCCACACATGGCCGGGGCAGCGTCTGCTGGATCACCGGGCGCACCTTCTTGGTGAACGTCAGCCAGCGGCTCGTGCGGTGATAGGCGGTCACTGCCACTCACCCCGCTGCACCTGATCGGCGCAGTCGTCACGCAGGAGCTGCCACGTGTCCGCGTCCAGCGGGCCGTACTGGGTGACGTAGACCGTGCCGACCGTGACGATGCAGTCGTTCAGCTCGGCCTCCGGGCTCGGGCCGCTCGCCCCGCATCCGGTGAGCACGAGCGCCAGGGCAGCGACAGCGAGGAGGGCGGGCGCGGTCTTGCCTCTCATCGCTGGCCCTCCCCGCTCTCGTCGGCATCCATCGGGGGCATGGTGCAGTCCCTCAGAACGTCCTTCTTGGTGGTCCAGCTCTTGTGCCGGAACACCGCGCGTCCGTCGCCGTCGAAGTCGACTCGCGCGCTGCCCGGGCGTTCGATCGGCTCACCGCACAGGTCGCACGGCACCTTGACGCCCGAGCGGATCACCGTCACCAGCGCCTTGTTGGCGGATGCGCGGTCGGTCACTTCTCGTCCGCCTTCGCGATCCGGTACAGCTTGCTGCGCTTCGGGCCGTCCTCGGTCGTCAGCTCGCCGCGCTCGACCAACGCCTTCAGCGCCGCGTCCACGTCAGCCCCTCGCCCGCCCACGCGCTCACGCACGCCGCGGGTGTTCAGCGGTTCCCCGGCCTCGTCGGCGATCCGCACGAAGCGGCGCACCTTCGCCTCGACGGTCTCGGGCGTCACCTTCGGTCGCGCCGGTGCCGCGGGCGCTGCGGTCGCACCCGAGGTCGGCACGGGCACGCGGCGGGCGAAGGCCCGCGCATCGCGCTCCGCCTCCTCCATGATCTCGGCCGCCGCGATCTCGCGATCAAGCGGCGAGAACACCCGCCCATCCGGGTGCACGAAGTTGCCTTCGTCGACGATTCGGCGCTTCGCGTCGAGGTCGAGCGAGCCCCACTCGTTGCCCCAGACGAACGGGTCGCACGCGTCCCAGGCCGCGCCCTCGTGCTGGATCTGCATCCGGTCCATGCGCGTGCGGCGTGACGCTGCGCGGTCTCGTTCCACGATCTGACGCACCGCGGGATCGGAGGTGTTGCCAGCGCGAACGGCCGCGATTGCGGCCTCTTCGAGGCGGTGCGCGGTCACCCACCTGACGAGCCACGCGCGGGCCTCGTCGTCGTCGGGCCAGCGCTTCGGATCGAATGAGTAGGTTCGGCCGTCCGCGCGGATCGTGAGCCGCCCGCCCTCGGCGATGCGCTCGACCCACTCGAAGCCGCGCACGGCGCTGTCGTCGCGAACAGGCCGCTCGGGATCATCGTCGTCGTCGGTGTCGCTGCTGTCGTCCACCTCCTCGATACCGAGCGCGCGGAGGAACAGGCGGTGGGCGATGTCCGCCCATTCGAGGAGATCGACGTTGTCGAGGCTCGCGACGCGGGGCACGTCGTCCTCGTCGGCTTCGACGACGATCATCGGGGTGCGGGGCATGGTCATGGTCTTTCCTTCGGTCTGGTGGGTCTGTTCGTTCATGGGTTCCGGTCCTCTATCGCTCGTGAGGTGGTCCCGCGTGTGTGGCCCGTTGTGTGTGTCCCCGGTGTGTGTCCCTACCCCTACCCCTAAAGGGGTAGGGGGACACGCACCGGGACACGCACACGGGACACGCACCGGGACACACTCACTGCGAGGACGCGGAGGGGTATTTGAGCTCGTCGGCTTCGGCGGTCGCGTCGACGTCCTCGCACAGCGCCAGCCACTCGGCTTCGCGGCAGGAGTCCCAGCCACCTTCGGCGGCGCTCGGGTAGGTGAGGTCGAGGGAGGTCAGGTCCTCTCCGCACACGTGCGTCGAGCCGTCGTGCGGGTCGAGGCAGACGCGGGAGGTCATCGGGACACCGCCAGGGCGACGACGGCGACGAGATAGCCGCCCCAGGCGGCGAGCCCGAGGGTCGCGAGGTAGGCGGCGGTCACCAGCGCGACCTGGAAGCGGGTAGCGCCGAACTTCCGAGGGTCGAGGCCGCTCATCGCTGACCGCCTCGGAGGATCGAGACCAGCTCGGCGGTCTGAGATTCGGTCAGCTCGACCTCACCGGCCAACTCGCGGCCGATCGCGGCGGCGATGTTCGAGGTGGCGAGGCCGGATCGCGCCTCGCGGATCTTGGCTGGATCGCCGCTGCGCACGGCGGCACCGAGGTGGCCTACCGCGACTTTCGGGGTCTCGATGGGGGACGGGCGGACGGACATGGTTGCAACTCCTCAGAGAGTTGCAAGCCTTTTGCGGGAGGCCCGGGCCTCCTGGTCACATCACCCTCCTGCCACGGTTCCGAGTCCTCGAAGGTGTCTCGTCGTCTACAGCGGGTTCTAACGTCGCGGTCCGTACCTCGGATCGCGATTGCTTGCGTTATAGCTAGAGGCTAGGTCATTGGCGACACGGGCGCAACTTGAAATTGCCCAGATCAGACGCTATTTCGTGGTACTTCGGTATCACGCCGTGCGAGGCAAGACCTGCACCGTCGCGGGGTCGAACGTGCGGACGCCCCGGCCGGGGCCGTGGACGACGAAACGCAGGGGGAGCGCTCGCAGGGCGCGGCGCTTCTGATCGAGCGGCAGCGCGTCCCATGCGGCGCGCACGTCGGGGGCGCCCACCAGCGCGGACAGGTCGGCAGCGCGAGCGCTCTCGATGATGCGCCGCTCCACGTCCGCCAGCCGCTTGTTGAGCGCGCGCGAGGTCGCCAGCCACTCGGCTTCGTCGGCGTCGTCGTCCTCCGCGAACGCGGCACGCAGGCGGTCCAGGCGCGCACGAACGCGGGTCGCCTCGGATGCCAGGTCGTCCACCTCGGGATCGTCCGCCAGGAGGTCACCCAGCTTCTTCTCTTCGAGGAACGCGACCACGACGGCCACCACGTGCTCCTCCACCGGCGCGGCCATGCGGGCGAAGTGACCTTTGGATCCGCTGCACCGATAGTTCGCCACCCCGCGACGTGCGCTCCCGCCCGCGTGAATGTGCGCGCCGCACCCGTCGACGCCGCACACGGCGATATTCGAGAGGAGCCGCGACACCTGGGGCTCACCGCGACGTCGAGCGGGGTCGCGAAGGATCGCCTCGACCGCCGCGAAGGTGTCGCGATCCACGAGCGCTTCCCACTCGGCCTCCTCATTGACGATCGCGCCGTGACGGCGGACGGCTCCTCGGTTGCGGGGGTTCAACAGAACGTCCCTCGCGCCGGAGTAGTTCCAGGCGTTGCCCTGCGGCGTGCCGTGCCCCCGCTCGGTCCAGGCACGAGCGACGGCGGCGAGGGTCTGGCCCTGCGCGATCATCCGGTAGCCCTCGCGGATCGCGTCGGCCTCGGCGGGGCGCACGGTCTTGCCGTCGTCATCGAAGCCGAACGGACGACGACCGCGGACAACCTTCCCGGCCTCCGCCCGGGCCTGATTTGACCTCACCTGACGCTCGCTCTTTCGCCGCGTCTCGAAGCGGGCGAGGGTCGTGAGCACGGCGGCTTGCATCTCGCCCGAGGCGCTGGTCAAGTCCAGCTCACCTTCGAGGGTGACGACCAGAACGCCCAGATCGAGGAGCGTCGTGAGGTCCCGCTGCGTGCGGAGGAGACGGTCGAGGTTGACGGCCACGACGACATCGATCCGACCCGCGCGCACGTCGTCCAGCATCCTCGACCACGCCGTGCCCGCGCCGCGCACCTTGCTGGCGCTCGTGGCATTGTCGGCGTACTCGACGGCGGTGGGCCACCCCCGCGACGCGACTAGCTCGCGGCAGCGCTTCTGCTGCGTGGCAATGCCCACGCCCTGATCGACGGACTGACGAACGTAGACGGCGGCTCTCATGGCACAAACGCTACGCCAACGCCTGGTGGTCGGCAAGACGTGGCGTAGCGTTGGTGCTCATCGGGTGTTGACCCACGCGGAGCCGTTCCAGGTTCGCACGCGGCAGTTCTGCCAGGCGTTGCCGTTCCAGTAGCGGACGCGGCAGTTCCGCCAGGCGTTGTCCCAGTAGGCGCGCCCGCCCGACAGCGTCTCGCCGCGGACGGGACCGGCCCAGTTGCCCCACCCGCGGACGTTGCGCGAGCGGGCGAACACGTCGTACGCGGTGCCGGGGATGAGCTGGATGATGCCCTGGGGGTTGGAGTACCCGGCCGCGCCTCGGTCGTCCCAGGCGTCCACGCCGTCCGACACCCGGCGCCAGATGACCTGGTCCTCTTCGATGCCCGCGCCGCGGTTGTCGCCTCGGGTGTAGTCCACCCCGAAGGACGTAGGCAGCGCGGTCCCGGCGCGCACCGACATGGCGGACGGGGCCGCGGGCATCTGGGGGATGCGCGGGGGCTGCTCCTCGGTCGTGTACGCGCCACCGTCACCGGCCGTTGTCCCCTCGGTGTCGATCCACGACGAGACGTTGAAGCCGCCCAGCCACCCCTCACCGTCGTGAAAGCGCGACCACGTGCCCGACCAGAGCACGTGGTACTGCTGGTACCGCTCGCTCTGCGGGATCGAGAAGCGACCGCTGACGTAGAAGCCGCCGAAGTTGGCTTCCCAGCCCCAGTTGGACCCCCACGAGCCGTAGCCGTTGCCGTAGTAGCGCAGCTCGCCGCGGTAGTCGGTGCGATTAGCTCCCCAGTCCTGACCGGTGCGGGCGACGTCCACCCAGATCTGCTGGTTGCCGCTCCCGTTGAGGTCACCGAATGCGCTTGGCATGGTCGTCTCCTTAGATGGGCTCGAACCAGAGGTCCCCGACCTGCGGGTTCGCGGGCGCGGTGGACGACACCTTCGAGCGGGCTCGGGTGCTCTGCACGCCCGCGATGTAGTCGCGCGAGCGGTTCATCTCGGTCTCGATCTGGTTGGCGGGCAGCGTGCCCGGGACGAGCTGGAAGCCCGCCGCCGCTGCGGCGTCTCCTACGGCCATGTGATCCTCCTAGAGCTGGTCGATGGTTCCGGTGAGCTGGTCGATGGTTCCGGTCAGGGCGTTGATGGAGCCCTTCACGAGATCCAGCAGGCCCTTGGTGCCGACCTGCATGAGGCCGTCCGTCAGCGACCACGACACCGAGGTCAGCAGGCCCTGCTGGTCGGCGGTGGACGGCAGCGTGATGCGCGCTTCCATGCCGGGGGTGGCGGCGTAGTCGATCAGCGCGGTGACCTCCTGGACGCGCCCTGCGCCTGCTCGACGGTTCAGCATCGCGGCGGCGGCGCCCGGGCCGGGGTAGGGCCGGTTGAACTCCCACACGAGCACGGAGCCCGCGACACCGGCACTGTCGATCGCCTCGCGCTGCTCGCCGTTCGTGTCGCGCCAGGTGTACTTCACGACGATGCCCGTGCAGTAGACCTCCGGGTCGCTGCGGGTGATCGTGTCCGAGCCCTCGGGGGCGTTGAAGCCGGTGACGCTGAGCACGCCGGGGACGGTGTACTCGGCGGGGTCGGTGAGTCGCCAGACCCGGTTCTCGTCGCACCACAGGCGGAGTCCAGCGATGGTGACGATGGGCGAGAGGAAGTCCCAGGCGCTGACCCCGGGCTCCCAGATCAGAAGCTCGGGGGCACGGTCGATGAGAGCGACCCGGCGCGAGGTGGAGGCGTCGGCGGTGCCGGTCCAGGCGTAGGCGTACTGGTCGGTGGCGGTTCGTGAGCCGTCGAAGTAATCCCAGTTGTGCGATCCCGGGGTGTCGTGGGTCTCCGACAGGCGGAACGCGCGCCAGGTGATCGTGCCCTGGGTGTGTCCGTGGAAGGCGCGGATCCAGACCTGGGTGGTGCCCTGCGGCACGGTGAACGTGGTTTCAACCCGCGTGCTGGCGTTCACGGTGAGGGGCACCTGGGGCGAGTAGCCGATGTTCTGGTAGCCCCCGTTCACGAGAGCGACGGCGACGAGACGGCGCGCTAGGCCACCCTCCGACCCGCCCATCGTCGAGCGGACGGAGCCGGTCGCGCTCCAGGTGTAGGTGCGCCCCACCGCCATTCCGAAGGCCATTTCCTGGCTCTTCCACTCCACGTAGCCATCGACGTTCGTCGGGTTGTACATGTGGATGCCCGCGACGTTCTCGGTCCCGAGCCACGTGTTATCCGTCAGGATCGTGACGTTGCCCTGGCCCAGACCGCCCGCGGCTCCCGTCGCGAACCGAGGATCAGTCACCATGTTGGTGGCGTCGGCCAGGGTCGTGGCGTCGGCGTCCGCGGAGCCCGCCGAGAGGGAGGCTCCGGGGATGACCTTCCCCAGGACGTAGTTGCACACGGCGCGGGCGCTGCTCTGGACCGCGAAGGCCCCCATGTCCTGAGTGATCGGGGCATAGTCGATCAGCATCGCCTCATCCGAGGCCAGCTCCAGCTTCATGGTCTTAGCGGCGTGGTCGATCGTGCGCTCGCGCACCCCCAGGTTGAAGCTGCGGCTGGACACCCCGGCGTTGGATGCCGTCAGCACGGCGCGCACGCCCTGGCGCGGGTCGATCGCTTCCACCGTGTCGGGGTTGGTGACGGCCACCTCGACCGACGCGGCAGCGTAGGGCACGCGGGCAGCGTCGAGCACGGCGTCACCGGACACCGCGGCCAGGACCTTGCCCGCGACCGTCAGGGTGGCCTCAGGACGCAGAAGGACGGTCGGCGGCAGCGTGGGGGCCTGGACCATCTTCAGCGCGCCCATCGCGGCGCTGTACGCGCTCACGCCACCGGCGAGCGGACGGCGGAGGCGGAGAGACCCGGCAGCGGCGGAGGTCGCGACGGCGGCGCCCGAGAGAGCGGTGACCGTTCCCGGCGTGCCGCTGACGGAGGAGACGGCGACGACGGCACCCGCGACGGTGGTCGCCTTCGTGATCGAGCCCGACGCGGCCGACACGGCCTCCACGGCGCCCGCCAGGACGATGCCTGCCGACTGGACGGTGATCGCGCCCGCCGCCGCGGACAGGGCCACGACGGCACCCGCGGCCGTGGTCTGTCGGGTGATCGACCCGAGGGCGGACGACAGGGCTGTGACCGCGCCCGCTGCGGGGTATGCCGTGGACGCTGCGGCGCCGGGAATCGCCAGCGTCCAGTCCACGTGGTTGGACGCGGTGACGCTCTGTGAGGGCGGGTCCACTGACGTGGCGCCCGAGAGCACCCGGTCAGAGGTGATCGTGGAGGTGTCCGTCGAGCCGGTGCCGGTCGCCACCCCGGTGAAGTTCGCGTACCCCGAGGGGGCAGCGGTCGGGTAGTACCCCGTGCCACCGCGTCCGGTGAAGCCCGCCACCACGACATACTCAGCGCCCGTCGACAGCCCCGAGAGGGCGGCGTAGTCCACTTCGGTGAGGGTGTCAGCGAGGGTGGAGCCGATGACGATATCCGTCAGGGTCGTGACGGCGTGGTCGCGGATGCTGAGCCCGACAGCCGACGCGCGGAAGCCGGAGCTGGCCACGGTCACCGTCTCGGCGTTGGACGCGGCGATCTTCGCCCAGACCTTCAGCGCGCGCGAGACGGTGCCGGTCGCGGCCATGACGTCGTGGACCAGGGTCCAGCCCGAAGGGGTGGCAGAGCCGCCACGGTGGGCCGACTGCGCCAGGATCAGCAGGTCGCCGGTCTGGTGCGCGGGCAGCGTGAAGGTTCCGACCGTCGTTCCGGTCGAGACGGCACGGTCACGGATAGCGACCACGGTTCACCCCTCGGGTGTGAGTAGGGCGGGATCAGTCGAGCGAGAACGTCGCGGTGCCTGCGTTCCAGGTCACGGTGTCCCCGGCGACGATCGCGCGCGAGGCGGCGAGCGGCTGCCAGTCGCTCTTCTGCGTGCCCGCGCTCGAGGCGCTGAAGAACGCGAAGTGCGTGAGGGTGCCCGAGCCGGTCGCGGCGGCGCTGGTGAGCGCGTTCGCGTTCGCCTTCACCGAGGGATCGGCGTTGGTGGCCGACGCCCAGCCGGTCGCACCGATCGCGGTACGGGCGAGGATGCTCGTCTCGCTCGTGCCGTCGGTGGAGTAGGCGATGTGGTCGGTCGAGCCCGAAGTGGGGAACTCGGTGTTGAGGATCGCGATCTGACGAGCGCGGGTGAATCCAGCCATGATGGTGCTCCTTCTACTGGGTGATCTCCTGGTACGGCAGGCTGACCGTCCAGGTGTCTCGGGTGTCGTCGTCCAGTGCGAGCTGCACGGAGCCGTTGACCACGAACGTCATGCCGACGCCGGGGCGGTCGCTGTCGGTGAGGGTGTACGCCGACTCATTCGAGAGGAGCGCGAGAGCGCCCCACGCCTGCACCTCGGTGGCGTAGTGCAGCGTCAGCTCACCGGAGCGCGGGCGGGGCAGGATCAGCGTCACGGCGATGCCGCCACCGATGAGGTCGTGCACGACGTTCCGGGACTCGCGCTCGGTCTCGTACCCGTCGATGACGGTCGGCGCAGTGGACCCCGCGCCGTTGTTCGCCGTGATGAAAGACGCCACGGGTCAACCTCCCAGGGGCTGCGAGCGCACGAAGGCGATCTTGGTGGCGGGGGTGTAGCGGTCCCAGGCGGAGCCGTCCACGCCGACGCGGACGGTGCCGGTCTTGCGAGGCGGTGTCCAGTTGTCCACCTCGGAGGTGTCGAGCTTCACGCGGATCTTCATCTCGCGGTCCTTCGTCAGCTCCTTGACCTTCGCCTCGGCGGCGGACGTGTTCACCTCCGCGTCGATCTCGGCATCCGGGTTGAACGCGGCATCGAAGGACACGGCAGCTTCCGACCCGGCCTCGCCTGCGCCACCGTCACCGAGGGCTGCGCGAATGCGGGCCTTGCCGTCCTCACCGCTGGAGGCGTAGCTGGCGGCGATACCGGCGCGGGCCTCCTCGGGCAGCGACAGCAGGTTCTCCCACTCGCCGGGGGACAGGCGCATGTTCTGCAGGTTGGCCTTGTACGTGTCGGCCTGGACGCGGGTCTCTTCGACGTAGCTCAGCCACTTGCCCACGTCGAACGCCTGGTCATCCGCGGTCGCCTTCTCGTAGGCAGCGTTGCGCATGGTGTCGTACGCGCCCAGCGAGGACTCCACGACAGCCTGGGTGGCGGACTGGATGCGTGCCGACGCCTCCTCCTCGGCCTGCGCACGGCGCGCGGCGGCAGCGGCGCCGGACTCGGCGACCGCTTCGTTCAGCCGCGCGGCGGTCTCCTGCGCCGACAGCGTGCGCTCCAGCTCGGCCTTGTAGCCGTTGAGGGACTGGTACTGCTCATCCCAGACCGGGGTCCAGTCCGACATCGAGTCCAGCTCGCCGTTGACCGCTTCGAGGACGGCGCGGGTCTGCTCCAGGTCGTTACCGGAGAGCGCGTCGATCAGCTCACCGACCGGCCGGTTCACCGCCTTCGCGGTGCCCTCCAGGTCGTCCAGGACGGTGCCGAAGTCGGACCACTGGTCGATGATCGACTGGAGCTGACCGTTGGCCTTGGCCTCCTTCGAGAGGGTGTCGAACAGTTCGCTGACGCGATCCTGGAGGGGCAGCGTGCCCCCGTTGTCGTACATCTCTCGGGCCAGCTCGGCGGCAGCTTCGCGGGCCTCCTGCAATTTCTCCTGCGCGTCGGCGGCGCTCTGCATCATCGCGCCGAACGCGGCAGCGATCGCGAGGCCAGCGGCAGCTCCCGCGGGACCGAAGCCCGCGAAGGCGTTCGCCGCGACCTCCTGGAACACGTCGGTGATCGAGTCGCCCGTACCGTCGAACGATGCCGCGCTTTCGCGGGCGGTCGAGTTGGCCTCGGATTTGAACTCGCTCAGGCCCTCCTTGGCGCGCTCGGTGCCGCGCTTCACCTCGGTGCCGACCTTGGTCCCAGCGTCGCCCACGTCCTTGACCGCGGCCTCGGCCTTCTTCGCGTCCCCCACCATGTCGGAGAATGAGCGCTCCAGCTTGTCGCCCGCCGACTGGCCCTCGCGGCCCATCTTGGTGAGACCGTCCGTGACGCCCTCGGTCGCGCGCTCGGATGACGTGGCCTCGGAGGCGAGGTCATCGAGGGAGTCGGCAACCTTGTCGAGGTCCCCGGCGAGATCCTTCACCTGGGACTGCGCCTGCCGGGTGTTGGCGGCGATGTCGATGGACAGTGCCATGACCTACTCCTGCTTCCCGTCGATCGCGTTGCCGATGGTGTGGACGGTGGTCTGGACCCACAGGCGAGCCATGCGGGGGACCATGTTGCGGGCTGCGGTCCAGAAGGGGCCTTCGCGACGGGGTGCCTTGAATGCCGTGCCGACCGTGCGGGTGACCTGGTGCGTGCCGCCCTTGCGGCCCTTGCGGCTGTAGGTCACCTTCTTGGGGTGCATGCCGTGCTCGACCGGCGCGTAGTCCGTCTTCGGGTTGAGCCCGCCCGAGAGGGGCCGACCCTTCGAGGCGGACTGGATGCGCACGTTCTGGTTGCTCACCGAGACGACGGCGGTGTCCACGATGACGCGGTGCTCCAGTCGGGTGTCCGCTCGCTCGGCCAGGGCCTTCTTCCACTCGGGAGCGGCGACGGCCTTGGTCTGCTCACGGACCTTCTTCTGGATCGTCTTGTCGAGCGACCGGATCGCGAGGATGGTCGCCATGAGCTCGGGGCTCTTGAACACGTCGAGACGAAAGCTCACGGCGACACCTCCTCCCGGTGGCCAGCCCGGGCCGCGCGCATGCCCACACGCGACCCGGGGGTCAGATCAGGCGACGGTCAGAGCCGGGACGCCGACGACGGCGAGAGTCACCGAGGCGGTCGCCACCGTGTCCACCGCGCCACCGATCGCACCGGGCGCGATGATGACCTGAGCGGTCCACGTCGGGCTGGTGCCGGTGGCCGGCTTCTGCGGCTTGAACGTCATGGTGACGGTCTTGCCGGCGTTGGCCAGGAGGTACTGGCCCAGGCTGTTGGTCGTGGACCAGTCCTGCGCGAACTCCAGGGTGACGGTCCAGTCGGCCGACGTGGAGAAGTTGAACACCGACGCGGGGGTCAGGCCCTTCCACTTCACGATGCTGGAGGTCGGGTCGAACTGGACCTTCGAGAGCGCGGCCTCGTAGTTGTCGGCGGCGATCTTCAGGTCGATGTTGGTCAGCAGGATGGGCTGAACGGCGATTGCAACCATGATGGCTAGTCCTTCTTGGCGGTGATGGTCAGGGGAATGTCGTAGGCCAGGCGGTCGCTGTAGGCCACGGCGTCGGCGTCCCCGTGCAGGAACACCTTGGGCAGGTAGTCGAGAGCGGCCTCGACGTACCCATCCAGGTCGTCGGCGGCGCGGTCCAGGTCCTCATGAGCGCTGACGAGCGTCAGCAGAAGCCGCACGGTCTGCGCGCCCTGGGGCGCGGCCGGTGCGCGGCCGATGCTCTTCTGACGGATCAGCGCGGTGTCCACGTGAATGGCCCCCAGGTCGGCCTCCGTCGCCACGACGCGGAGCCCTGCCAGGGCGGGGATGGTCTGCCAGTCGGCGGCGAGCTGGGCCGCGGCCTGCTTGCGCACGCTCACGCGATCGCCCCCAATCCGCGGATCGGGCGGAGAAGCTGCTTGACCTGCCAGTCCAGCGGGAAGATCGAGATCGAAAAGTCCTCGCTCCCGAAGTCGCTCCCGCCCGCGCGGGCCTGCCCCGCGTTGTAGACGGAGCGGGCCTGCATGATCAGCGCCAGCTTGTAGTGCTCGGGCACCGCAGAGCCCTCGGGGAGGGCGGGAGCGTACGCGATGACACCGGGCTCGACGGCCTGGAGGTAGAGCCCCAGAACGTCGTCATCGGCGGGTGCAGACTTCCAGACCTTCCGCACCTCGTCGTTGGTGACCCAGTTCATCGCGCACGCTCCCGAGGGTCAGACCGTGGTGACGGACGCGAGCGCCGTCACGTCGTTGACGACGGTGGCGATGTAGCCGTAGACGGCGGGGTCGATGCCGCCCTTCGCCACGTCCAGGCCCTCCACGCGGATGGGGGAGCCCGGCAGCTCGTAGACCGTCGCGGCCTCCTTCGCGCCGACGATCACGCGCTTGGCAGCGAGACCGGCGTGAGGGACGAAACGGAAG